CGTCCTTAAAATATCCGGTAATAGTATTTTTGCCATCTACCTCAAAATCAAGGACAATCACCGGAGAATTATAGGCAAAGGGAAGGGATAAAACTTGCGCGATCGCTAATTTCATCTGGACTTCAGTTGGTGCAGCGTCAAGTCTGATTGGTCTAGTTTTAAAAGTTTGCATTATTTTTAAATAATAATAAATGATCAAATTACTTTGATTACTGTCAGCAATCAAAGTAATTAATAAAACTTAAATGTAAACGCGGCTGGCGAACTCTAACTCAATCGTGTCAAACAAGGTCTTCCCTGACACGGTAATTGGGCCGGTGGGGGTCACTTTTCGTAAATAAGCGTTGTAGATGATGTAGTTTGCAAAAGCCATGTTTGCGCCAACCGGCTGATTGTCAATTAAGTTTTGGACATTTTCGGTTCTCTCGGTTTCAAACGTATCAAGATCAGTGTCAACAGCCCCATTTAATGTCAGAGTTACAGACTTTTTCACCAAAGGAATAACGGCAATGTCACCTCCTTGGTTGATCTTGACTTCCAGGGTGTCATCGTCTCCAAAACTAATGTCTTCTGGCTTAAAAGCAAAGGTTTTAGAGTTTCTAGTAAGTTGAAAAAAGTTAACTGGAATTGGCATAAGGTTAATCCTGATCAGAAGTTACCACTTCTAGTTTAGTTTAGTTAACCTTCTGGACAATGGAGACCAAAAAGATAGTTTCTCTAAGAGAAAATCAAGAATTTTTAACCGATTTTATTTCTGAATTTATAGAAGGGAGTTTAAGACCCCCAAACCCTTTCTCAAGGTAAGGAGTTGGATCGGGGGGAGAAATGATTGTTGCTCCGAGCCTTTTGATTAGTCGGTCATTGGCAAATTGAACCTTGCAGCGACAGCCAAAACCGTGAGGGGCGAAAACCTGTTGATAGAATGGGCTATCTAACAGGATGGCTTTATTGTGTAGCTGCTTGTGATTGTGTCTGGGATCTGGGGAATCTCGGTGTATCCAGATACCATAAAGGTATTTATCCTGCAATCCAGAGGCTTTAAACTGCTCGATCTGACCCCGTTTATAGGCTTGCCTGATATTTGTATCAGCAATGATATAAAGTCGGCGTTGTTGCTGTTTGTCGCCGCCACTGGGTAGCCATCCTTTTTTGCCTATTAAGTCCTTGAATTGCTTCTCGAATTGGTCGTAAGTTAACCCTTCACTGTCCATCATTCGAGAGATTAACCATTGAATATCCTTGAGAATATCCTCTCGCATCACACCCGCAACAGTGAAAGCATAATCATGTTGTTCTGAGTCGTAATCATCCCATCGCTCCGTCACGCTGGGAATTTTGCCAAGAAAGTAGTCTAAGGCTTCTTGAAAGGGTTGGTTAAGATAGTCTGGTTTGTCCATTTTAAGGTTTTAGGTGTAGTGTGGAATTAACTTTCTAAGCCTAAATGTAATCTCCCCGCTAAATCACTCAACACTCGATTCCGGTAAATCTTTTCAGCTAGGGAGTCGGTAGGCAAATCAAGATTATCTAGCCGTTTTTCTAGTTCATCCTTTCGAGTTTGTTCATCAGAATATTCCTTTCCAACTTCCTTGATAATTCCCTGAATTTGCTTTATCCATCCCTCAATCTCTCCCCCTAATTGTTCCTGTAATTCCTGAGCTATCCAATCTTGTTCGTCGGGTTCTACAGCGTCTTGACGGTATTGATTTAGCTCAGTGGGAGAACATTCCTCAACACCTCCAAAGCGATCGCTCCCAGCATGATATTCAAAACACTGTTTAACCTGTTTTGGGGATTCAAACCCGATAAAATACTTAGTTTCGTCTAGCTCCCCCGTGTCTGGGTTTAGCTGCCGAACTTTGAAAAAGCCTGGGGAGTTGGTATTATTGATATAAACGTCAATTGATTTAGAGTCCTCCGCATCCCCGTAGGAACCCCTGACATGACCGTAACCCGATCTCATGGTCTTATGGTGGCGAATGTCTCCTTCATCATGCGTAACGCCAATATTTAACCCTTGCCAGTTCATGACTCGCTTAATCGGTTGAACTAGGCTGTCTGTTTTAGCTTCTGTTGCTGCGGGAGATTCCTCTGTCGGGTTTTGCTCCGGTGGTGTATCCCCTCCCCCTAAAGATGCCATATCAAAACCACCAAGAGAGTTGGCTTGCTCCTCTGCTTTTTTCTTAGTTTCTTCCCACTTGTCTTGATCGAGGTTTAGCTCTGGCCACCAATCGGAATTAGAGGGAACTGTCCGAGCCTCGTCTGTAGTAATAAACCCAGACTGAATAGCACCAGCCAAGGCTTCCACGTCCGTTGACCTACCAGACCTAATATCTTCAATCGTTGATCGCAGGATGGAGGGATATTGGCGTTTATAATCCTCAATCATTTTCCCTCTTGTGGGGCCATCTTTTGCTAAAAACATATAATGGTCTAGTATTTCGGCTTTAGGTTCAATACTTTCCCCTTGATATTCAGCCGTCGTATTTGCCCAATTAATCTGTGTCTCCTTCCCGTCCCTACCTAATCCCCCAGGACTTTCACCAAATAATTTAGTATGAGGCTGTCCAGACGCTCCAATAAACGCATCTCGATGAACATTAACGAGTGCATCCATACCCGCAACAGGACGCGAATTCCAGTTAAATTGCTCTTTGGAATCATGTAACACCATCCCATAGAGGTCATACATAACTCGGATGGTTTTCATAGTCTGTTTAATGGCAGCTATTGAGTCCTCTGTGGAGGATTTCATCAACTCTCTTAATCCCTCAAAAGAGTGCTGTAAAACCGAATGGGTTTTAATAAGTTCTCCAACTCCGATCAACCCATTAGTGTAGTTTTTATAATACTTCCAAACTTCATCAAAAACACTTAACCCCCAACCGTTATTGTGTGCTAACATCCAATCATCGGGCATCAAAGAGCCATCAAATCTCAATATTCTGGATCTGTGAATTAATCGGTCATTTAAACTGTTACCACTACCTTTAAACAATAATTTTTGCTTAATTTCTGAATCTATCGTCAATATCTCATAATGCTCAATATCCTCTAAATCAAAAACACCAAAGGAAGATCGAGTGTAAGGGGAAACCTGCCAACGATGGCGAACAATTAACCCAGTGATTGATTTAATAGATCGTTCGTTGACAGGTTCAGAGTAGTGCTTTCCGTCATCAATCTTCAAAACAATAACAGAACCACCGTGAGAACGAGCAAACTTCAATGCTTTCCTAATCCGTTCTCTGGTTTTGAGCCGGGTGTGATAGGCAGAATATTCTTTAACAATTTTTGAGCTTTTGACACTAGAATAGTCATCTCCTAGTGACAACTGCCACATTATCTGAGTGGCAGAAGCCGGAAGGCTCCATGCGACACGCTTCAGAATAGCATCGGTTAAGCAGTTTTCTATCTGTTGTTGAGTAAATGGGCGAATACCGCCAGCAAAAGGATCTGGATTACGGAATGCCGCAGCATCGCTCCCTTCTGTCAAGGCTTGCATCAATAAGCGACTGTCTTCTCTGTAGCGCAAACTTTGGTTCTCGGTTTCTTGAGTTGTTTCTTCCGGCGTCGTAGAAGTCATTAATTTAAAAACTTAGTGAGTTATTTAATCTAATTTGAGTTAAACTATTATTATCTTTTATTTTATCAAAATATGACTTCTTCAATCGGTTCAATTTCGTTCCCGGTAGCTCAACCCGACACAGTTGTCTCCAGACCGTTTAAACAGGTTAAAAAACAAGTAACCGAAGGGGGAAAGAGTAAGGAAGTGTTGGAAGCCTGGGTAGATTTTGGGGGTGCGGTTTCTCAAGTTAACACGATCACCATTACAGCCGGATCAGCAGGAAATGATTATATATTGGAGGTTTCTGCTGGGACAAACGACGCTATTGTTTCCTATGTCCAACAGGCGGGAGATACAGCTAACATTATCGCAGCCAAACTACTAGAAGAGATCAATGGGGTCGCATCTGTATCTTCCTTAATCAGTGCGACGGTATTAAACAATGTTTTAACTACAACCTCGGATCTTCCTGGGACAACGATCATCTATGATGTTAGTGCCTCTACAACCCCAGGAAATATTGTTGTCGCCCAAACCACAGCCGCATCGGGAACAGCGAAAATGAGAAAAATAGGGGAAATTAAAACATATTTTGAAATCCCTTCTGGGGGTCGAAATTTAGTGTTAGTTTCTCAGTCCGTTTTTTATGACGGAGCCAACCCACCTGCTGTAGTTAGAAATAGTCCTGAGACAAGAGGGAATCACCCTGAAAGCATGGAAACTTTAGCAACCATAATCAATGCTTAAAGCGTGTCGGGCGTGGGTTAAAGAGTCAGGAGGAGAACTTTACACTCCTCCTGACTTGGTGCTGCATTCTTCTATTAAGCTAGATTCGGAAAGGTTAGAGATAAAGTTTGCCAAGCATCCGTTAATATCTGCTTTGTGCCGACACAAAAGATGGAAGGTGACACTGGAATACAAAGATTACGCGGTCTTAGAGGCAAGAATCTCAGGGGATTCTGGACAATTATCACTCCCTGGAAATGCTTCTAAATATGATATTAAAATCCCTAAACCCGATGATGCGATCGCCTATTATTTCCCTCAATCCGACAACAAAAATCCTTTAACTGTGGAAGTGGTAGACAAAATATCGAACCCTTCTCAAATTGTGATAGAAGACGGGGGAAGACTTTACGCTTCTTCTAACTTGTCTAGTCAAACAGTCAAGGTTCGGATGGCAATTGTTTATAATCAAGCCACACAGGAGTTGACCGAGGCAATAAAAAATCTTGATGCTCATATCCTGTTCAAAAGTGGAGAGGTGCAGAGTAGAAGATGGAAATATGTTGAGCTAAAACAGTGCGAGTTTGAACCGTTGTTTGGTAACAAAATAAAGTTAGTAAATTGGCAAGACAGTCGAGAGGAGTGGCTTTGATGCACTTTCGACTCGATCATTTAGACGGGGATTTCACGATTGCTTTCCCTTTGCCAATCAAGGCATCAAGAAAGCTCACGGCTTATTATCAGGAACTAAGGACTGCAATAGTTGGACTCTATACTTGGCCAGAAAAAGTAGACGAGTTGATGTTTCCTGCTTTTAAACTCTACTATCAAAAAATAGCTCAGTTTTTTGATGTTAATCCAGAACAGTTAACTCAGGAGTCGAGACACCATTTCTTTATTGCTACAGAACCAATTGAATACAATGGACAAATGATTCAGGGTTTAAGCTATTTAGAAAAGTTGATGGGCTATGATTACCCGCCTGAAAACAAATCGGAGCAACCGTCCCAAGATGTTGTTATCACAACTGGAGATCATAATCTTGATATTATTGCCGACGCTATCCTGATCTTTAAAGTGGGAGGGCTTGAGAATTGTTATTCATTAGATGAACTTTCTAAACTTTGCAAGCAAGCCAATGAACGATTAAAGCAAGCGGAAGATTTAGCTAGAGGTGAGACGAAAGGCGGAGATGAAAACCTTGAAACGGAACCCGAAGACGAAGATTTTATCAAAGACAGATCAAGACTCTATAATTGGTTGTCAAATTTAGAAGTCATTGTACCGGCGGAGTTTTAATATGGAAAGAATTGTTCTAAATAGAGCAACTAGACCATCTTCAAAGGGAAGGATAAAAATTAAAATCACAATTGGTTATACGGGGAAGATAGGTGACAAAACAAAGACATAGTGGC